TATATGTTATCAACCAATCATAATCAACGTCATCTACTATAGCAAAATATTTCCCTTTATTTTTACTGCCTGTTTTTGACAAGGGAATCAACTTCATATATACAAAATAAAATCGGTTAGGTTTTCGGGATTGCGCCCCTACTCACCTAACCGTTTAACATTTTTTGAATTATCAGTTAGCGCAATTAACTGATAAGCGAAGATAATGAATTAATTCAATACCTTGACCTTGCCGGCCTGCATACCTTTTTTGCCCTTGTAGGGCTCAAACTCGACCTCATCGCCGTCATTAATGTCGTCATCACAATCTGATTTATGCACGAATAAATCTTTGTTTTCTCCATCCGGAGTAATGAATCCGAAGCCTTTAGTTGAATTGAAAAACTTTACCTTACCATTTTGCTTTGCCATAATATATATAATTTATAGTTAATAATTTGAGGTGCAAAGATACTGATTATTTATAAAAGCAAAATGCCCAACGTTTTTTATTTCGCTGGGCAAGTGCCGAAGTTGTTCGCCGTTTAGAATCTTGTTACCGTCCCGTCATGTCAGTTTCTCTATCATCTCTCCATGAAGTCACGATTTGCAGAACCTTCTCGTCCGGTGATTCGTAAGCTACTAAACCTCTTTCTTTCGCATTTACTGGGTTGCGTTTAATATTTTGGGTGAGCAAATATAAGAGATTTCCTTTAATCCTGCGCTGCCTCAATTCTTTTTGTCAACGGGTCGAAAACCTGCTGCTGAATGAATTTGTAGGTCTTATCGGCAATACGTTCCAGGCAAACATCTCCATGCCTGATTTGCAATGGAAGCGAAGTTAAATCAATATCAGTATGCTCCTTTGTCCATTCCTCTTTGCCATCAAGCCATGCCGTTTCAAGTAAATGCTTTATTGAACATTCGCCTTCAACATCAATAAGGATTTCTCCATTTTCATTGCGAACATTAGCATCACCGACAATAACATGAGAATGATTTGAAAATTCACCGCGCGCAATGATGCGTGAAATTCTTTCTTGTTTGGTTAAATTTTTCATAGATTTATTTGGTTTTAAGATTCAATTATAGGATTAAAGTTGTATTTAGTTTTAAATGTACTCGCCTTAGCGTCAAAGCAAGTTTTGGCTTTTTGATTTGGCGGGTATAAATGATATACTCTTTTAGTTGACGGGCAAACGCCTTCGTATATAATAGACTTTTCGCCCCCTTCATTACATTCATACAGCCTCATCTGATTGCCTTGATTATCTACCTGCTCATTAATCAATTTAGCATTAAGCAAAGATATATATTTTTCAATACCAATCTTCTCTCTTAATGCGCGTAACGATTCAAGGTTACCGACTTTTTGAATGAATGACTTATCAATTTTATCGTAATGCTTTTCCGGTAAATTAATACAAAGACTATTTTCTATTTCGCCGCGAACTTCAAACCATTCGCCAAATTTTTTTGCATAATATAAGCCGTCGCCGTTGCCGTCGCCGTAGCCGTTGCCGTTGCCGTAGCCGTTGCCGTAGCCGTTGCCGTTGCCGTAGCCGTTGCCGTTGCCGTCGCCGTAGCCGTAGCCGTTGCTGTCTAGCAAATAAACGTCAATTAATTTCATGGCAGGTTGCATTTTGCGCCAATATATATAACCTCAATGGCGGTAGGCAAAATAATTTCTTCAACCACTTCGGATATTTTGCTATTGGGAATATCCACCCCTTTTGATGCAATTTCAGATAATGACAATGCGCCTCTCCATGACCATAATCTTCTTGCGTTTGACAACCTTACTTCTTGTCCGTTTCTTTCCTCTAAAGTGCCAAAGTGAACACCTGCCGAATTTGCGCGGATTAATACCCTTGCGCCTTTTTTAATTTTTGATTCCATAGTTTATATATAAATATAACCGCCCACCGCAAACATAGGTGCTAACGAACGGCCTCGGAAGAAGCTGAATTGCGGGGGCGGTAAATGTGGATTTAGATTTATCATTCGTTAGCGACGGCAAATATAAATAATATTTCCTTTCAAAAAACAAATCCCCTGAATTTTATTTTCAGGGGATTGACTACTGCCATAGTTTTTAGTTAATAATTGTTATTTAACAATGTGAAGATAAATAAAAAAACCCCACGAATGGAAACGCGGGGTTTAATCAAAATGAACCGGAGAAAGGTTTTAGGCTGCCGGAGTGTTGGCAGAAACGGCATCGGCCAACTTCTGTGTATCCGCACCCAACTTGTCGCTAAATGCTTTCACGGCATCCAGGTTTCCCTGACTGATGCCGTCAGCAATAGCCGCATCGAGAGATGTTTTAATTCCGGTCAGAAGTGCAATAGCTGAATCTTCTGTGGTTTCCAAAGCTGTAACTTTGTCGTTAAGGTCGGTAAATGCCGCCTGTAAATCTTCTTGCTTTCCCATGATAATTGTTAGATTTTTTAGAATTAATTTTTGATTTTCGAGAATCGCATCCAGCTTTTTTTCTTCTGAATCGTGGAAATAATGATGGACGGATATGTTAAACACGGATGCAAATATAGCCCAAATATTAATCTATTTCCGAATCCTCATATTTCTTTTCAACAGGCGCAATGTTAAAAACTTCACGAGCTTTGTTTTTAAGTTTCTCCATTTTATCCTTTGTCATTGCGAGGGCGCGGCGTGGATAAGGGAATGATTCATTGCTGCATTTCTCACATAAATATGCCTTACAGTCTTCGCAATATTTTACGCGCTTAACTGTTTTATCTCCATCAACTAATTCGCATACGCGGCAAATGTGGCGAACATCGGCTTGATCATTATTTCCATTGCAGGTAGGACAGCTCATTTACCAAGAAATTATAAATGTTCTCAGTGATGGATTAACATCAAAACCTTCAAGTCTTAGTGTTTTTATTTGTCTTGTATTTATTTCAGTATCCTTAATTTCTATTTGTCGCCGACCTAACGCTGCCGATGATTCAATTAAAATTAAGACATGGGATATGTCACCGTTTTCTATTTTATTAGATAGCGATTTGGCTTCCGTTGCATTTTTTATCATGTCACAAATCTACAAAATATCCGCTAATTTAACATGGAATTTGCATCCCGCGAACGTCGGGTATTTATCGGAATTATTCCAGCAATACCATTGAATCGCTTCGATCGTATCTAAAATCTTATTCCATTTTCTTTCAGCTAATCGAATGTCGCGGTATGGACTTATCGCATCCGATGTTTCCGATTGCGGCTGGCTTGCGCCGATTTGGGTATATTTCAGGGAATCGTTTATGTATTCGTAATAAATTCCTGCAACTAAAAAAGCCTTCATTCCCTTGCTATCATGGATGCAATTTCCACAACAGCCGCCGCCAGATTCCTGGAATTGGAACGGATCTATGATATAGTTATAATCGGGATTTGGGGTAGTGTTCCGATTTGGCAAGTATGCAATAATCTTGTTTGATAAGTCAACTCCTAATAATTGATTGAGGTATTGCTTTTCGAAGCCATCAATGTACGATTGAAGGTTAGGTGAGGTATATATGCCGCCCCTATCAGGGATGCTGTATTGAGCCTTAAAATCGCTTAATTGAAGAAGTATCATTTTACGGTATTAAATAAATGATTGCATAAATTATGGCGGCTATTACTAGGGCGCATCCGATTGAAACGATTACACACCCTCTAAATGCTTTGATATGATCAAATTCGTTTTCAGTCATAAAAAAACCGGAACCGAATATCCGGCCCGGTTCCTTAAACCTTAATCAATAAATATTATCAGAGGCCGCCGTGAAACCAGCTCTTAATCGTAACTGTATCGCCTGCAACCTGGGTAACATACAATCGGTAACTTTTATATAGCACACCTGTTGCCGGAGCGATGGATATAACCGCTGTTTGACTTGCTGCATTTGCGATATGAACTGTATCGCCTGCAGCTGTTCCAAACCAATGAGCGCCGTTATCATTACTCGCCTGAAGCGTAACGGTCCCGAACATAGCCGCCGAAATACGGGTAATATTGCATTGAAAGCTGGCACATTTGTAGGCAAGGGAAAGATTCAGGGAATCATAATTTGCCGTTGTGCCGCCTACGCTTGCCGCCGTAGTTGGAAGCATCTGGGCTGATTGCGCCTTGACTTCATTTCCGCAACCGCCGCAGCCGGCTAACATGATCGAAGCAAGTGTAAAAGCTAAAAGATATTTTTTCATTTTATTTTTGAGTTTATAGTTTGGAAAGTTTGAGTTAAAATTAATTAAACCTTAGCGGCCTTTTCAGGTTTCGGCAACGTTTCAGTCGCATATCCCTTCTCGACCAATATCAGGGCGTGATCTTCACGAATCTTAATTTCTTCGCCTGCCTTGTGATAAGTATTTTCTTTCGTTTCATAAACCGTTACTACTTTTTCTTTTGCCATGATATATATTTTATAGAATTAAATTAAATGATTGCGCGAAGATAATAATAATTATTTATCAGGGCTTGTTGATTAATGCAAGTGAAGCGTTGATGTCGGAAACATTGATAAACGCATTTGTGTCAACGTTACGAACAAGCAAATTGAGCCTTTCGTAAGCATTAACAGTTACGGTTTCTGTTTCAAAGTTCGTTGCATTTTCATAACTGAACTCGATACCAACGCCGGGGATTGAGTAAACCGTACCGCGCGTGAAGTCGCCAATCCAGAAAGTATTTGCGGTGATATTTGGATTTGACATTACCTTCATTCCGGCAATAAACATATTTCCGTTTGCATCAATGAATAAATTCGGATTCATGCGAAGCGTATCGCCGAAAGAATTTTTCAGCAAACGCATCAAGGTGTAATCACCAGGATTAACTAAAACATAATTTGGATTCCAAGAATTGTTTTTACCAAGTTCCTGAATCTGTGATCCAGCAACTACAATCAAGTCAACCATGTTTGCATTTGCAACCGAGTTTGTATAATCTTTCGTTCCTGCAAAATTAGGAACCCACGCGGATGCGATTGAGGCCAAACTATTCAACTGCGGAGCTACACCAGTGCCGTTCAAAAGCTGATCATCAATTTTCAACTTCACCGAACTATCCAAAAGATTTTGAACCTCGCCTGCCACGAAAAGATAATCACTCATCATGTCGTTACAAATGTCAATGAAATCACGAACCTTCTGAATCTGCATGGTACGAACAATCCATGTAGCTTTCGTGTTTCCGGTTGACGTTGCACACAAGGCAACGTTTTGAGCATCACGAACGACGGTATTTTGATCAGTATATTTCAGATATTCCGTTCCAGCGGTGCGGTTCTTAAACAGTTCGCGAAGGAAAGGTTTACGAACAGGTATTTGTCCGATCACACCAGGCTCATGCCATTCAGCGTAAAAGTTGCGGCTTGTAATATCGGTAGATGTTTCTGTTTGAGCATTTCCCTTGTGTTCGATAACCAAACTCTTGCCGGATTTTCCAGTAAGGAAAGCATCAATTTGCTCTTTTGATTTTACTAAAGTTTCAGCGATTGAGCCTTTAACGATTCCACGTTCAGCGCCTACACTTGCCTTTTTCAGCGATTCAATAACGACACCTTTTGCGGCCAAATCATCTTGCAACGCTTTCAATTTTGCTTCGATGTTTGGTAGTGATTCGACCTTCCCTTTCAGTTCAAGCAATGCCTTAAATTCAGCATCTTGCTCTTTAAAGTTTTTTAGTCGCGCATCAATTTGGGAAAGCAATCCGGTTTTAACTTCCGCAATCAGCGAACGCTTCACGAATGCTTCGGGGGATTCTTCTTTACCCTTGCGAGCTTCAAAATCTTCTTTGCTTTCATCTTCGCCCTGTACGCCTGCTTTGTAGGCAACCATCACAATCGCAAGGCTTGTACCCGCAACTTTACCGCGATGTTCTTTCGGTGTTGATGCAATCGTAAAAGCGAAAGTGAAAAGCAACAGGAACGATGCAAGAATTATTTTTCTCCAAGCGATTTTCTTTTTGAAAGAATTTGCGTTTGAGTTAGCGTAGAAGATCGGATTTTTCATTTGAGATTTTTTAATTGAGTTTGAAAGTTGAATAAGTTTGTGATTCTTATTTTTTTTCACCTCTGACGGGAGAGTAAACTTTCGATGTCAGGTTCGGAAAAGGCAAATTGCAAATCGAGGGCGAAAATATATTACAAGTTTTTTTGTGAAGTGGTTTAAAGTATTAATGTTTTGTTGGATTTTTGATTTTAAAATTTGCGTGTGAAAATTTTATCGCTATTACACTCACAGTTACATTAACAGTAACAGTTACATTAACAGTAACAGCGATAAGTGCGATCGGGTGCGATCGCAAACGTCGCACCCGCGATAAAGTGCGAGGCGATAAATTAATGTTTTGATATGTTTTTTGAGGTTTTATAAAAAAGCTGTTAATTAAAGTCTGATTTTATTTTATCGGGTGCGATAAATGTAAAATAATCCAAAATTGCAAAATGGTATTGTTTTGCGATTTTTAAAGTATCGCACCCATCGCACCAAAATCGCATTTTTATATCAAATTTCGCATATATATATTTTGTGAAAATGTTTAAATTTATGGGTAAAATAGAGGTTTTATTTACTGAAATTAGTGTGAAAAAATCTAATCCATCCCCCGCCGAAGTGAATTATTTTGATAACTTTGGGGCATGGATGTAAAAGAATTACGGCTAAATAATTGGGTTTTATTTACGGATGAAAACGGCAATTCGCATGAGAAGGAAATATCATTTGTTGACCTTGTTGTTATCGGAACGGATGGAAATGCAGATTCTTATTCGGGTATTCCATTAACGGCTGAATGGCTTGAAAAGTTTGGGTTTAAATATAAATACAATGCTGCACATGAAGGAGAAACAAAACAGTTTTCAAAGGTGTTAAATAATAAAGCGTTGCCATTTAGTATATATCATGATTGCGAGGGGCTATGGTATTACAAAATATCAGAAGTTGAATCAGTTATAATCAACTTTGTTCACGAACTCCAAAACCTCTACTTCGCTCTGACAAAAACTGAATTAAAATTAAAAGAAGGATGAAAGATAAAATGAAAAATAAGATTGCGAAACAAGTATTTAAAGGAGTGATTCGTAGAGATAATTTGACGAATGAATATATATTAAAACTTCAATCTGAAAAATCAGAAGATGCGAGACGACAATCTGGATTTAATAATATTTGCAAGGTGTGTAATTGCGCAAGTTAAGAAGGCGCTTTAAGATGCTGGAAATGTCATTCGCTTCTTACTGACCAAACCCCTTCGATGCCAGCGTCAAAAAATCCGGTTGAGTAATAGCCAAAGACTTCATTTGTCCGTTGCATTTCGGGCAAGTTCCATCCTCGTTAGGAATAGCATCTTCGCCACAAGCCATGCAATTAACTTCATCTTCATCCTCTGAATCGGAAGTGTTTTTCTTTGAAAAGTCCATTGAGAACATATCGGTAATGTGCTGCTTAATCTGCAATATCTGGTTCTCAAAAGTTTTCATCTGATCGTCGCTTTGTGTGCCCCCTGCTAATGCCCGATTAAGGCGGTCAATCTTTGAAAATAAAGCGAACATCAAAGAGTTTTTATCCTGATTCTTTGCGCCGAGATACGGAGTTAATGAGTTTGCCCCAAAGCCAACGGTTGAACCTTCGAACATTTCAATTTCCTTAACGACATATATAGCTCCGAGTTCAGCCGCTGCATCAGGATTTATAAGCTGCGATACAAGGTTTTCCCATTGCTTAGAATTGCCGTGAGCATCACGCTCAACCCATTTAGCATCCACGTAACGGAAGCCGATGGAATGGTTATCGTATATGCCTTCCTGATAGTTTATAAGGGTGTCATTGCCCTCTGTGGTATTGCTGCAACGTGTTTCAAAGTAGATACCGGGAACGCCGTCTATTTCCTTTTCAATGAGGGTTATCAGTTTGCCGGGGAACTTTGTCAAGTCATGGAACAGGCAATGTTTAATCTTCGCCGTAGCATCTGAATCGGGACCTGAATTATTAATAGTTTTCTTCGCGCACCCAGGCAAAAGAACATCGCCTTGCGAATCTAAAAAGTTATAGGTATTGAAAAATCCTGTAACAATTCGCTTAGTTAAATCTACATCTTTCACGGATGCCTTTCCGATTCCAGAGGCTTTGAAGTTGTAGAAATTGTTTTTCTTATCTTTTAATTCGAGTGCCATTTTATTTAGTATTAAACTTTTTAATCGGTTTTGTTTGACGGTGATTGACTTTTGAAGATTCTTTTTTCTTTTTTCTATTGATAAAATCATCAAAGGAAATAGATTCTTCCTCTTGATATTCTAACATTTCGCCGCGCTTGTAGGTTTGTTTACTCATTGCGCTTGATGTAAAAAACTGTTATATAGATATTCAATATGCCTTAGCCGCCTCATTTCATTGACCTTCGCGGATTCACTTGCCTGTTGATCTGTTGGAGGGATAATATTTGTTGGAGTAGCTGCAGGCGGTAACGCAGTTCCTGTCATATCAACGCCAGCCCCTTCGGCATAATTATCATGGTCAATGACATTATCCTTTAATAACTGGCTCATGGCTTGAACGGTATATAACTTAGCTTGTGCCGCTTGTAATTCATCCTCTCTCATTGCGGGAACGTGGCTATAACTTGCAACCAGTCTTTCCCCGCTTTTGGGATCAATAAAATGCTTTGTCCATTGAGCCATTAACTTATTTGCGGTTGGAACTAATCCGTTTTGAATAGTGTTTTTTATCCCTTCATTTTTCTCATTTCCGGTTGTTAATGAAGAGCCTTTTTCTTGTGAATATATAGCCCTGTCATGCCTGTAAGCGTCAATGATTTTAGAAAATGCGCTTTCTTCACCTTCAAATAACATAAGCTCCTTTACATTATAACCCATCGGAACCCATGTAAGATTAGAATGAGAAAATACAATGTGTCCAGCTTGATTGTCGAGGGAATATTTACTTTTTAATTCTTGACGGATCCTTGCGCCCTCCTTTTCATCAAAGGGTAAACCGCCGTCGGTATCCTTATTTGTGCTTACCAAGATTCCATTCGGACCGCGTTCACAAGTTAAAATGTTGTAGCTTTTCATTGCTGCCACAATGTTTGAGAGGGGGATTTGCAATGATTCAATGCGGCTGATTGGATTCAAAATATTATTTCCAACCCCTTCAGCCATGTATATAATTTTGTTTACATCATAGGGGTATGTATCACCAAGCATTTCATAGCTTTCAATGATGCTTTCAATATCACTTTGGCGAAAAATGTTAGTGCCTTGAAATAGGTTTATCTTCATCCATCCCGAAGGAAGTAGCCACATTGCGGACGGCATAGAACTGAAATCAGTAAATGAAAGACCGCTTATTTTGTGCTGAAATGTTTTATTATAGACTGCATTGATTACATAAAATTCATAGAGGTATTGTTGAAGTATCTGTAATGGGTTTGGCTGCTGTAAAAATTCAAGTATCGGACTGTTTTCAATTTCATTTTTCCCTTTAGAATCTCCAGGTTCCCAATTCTTATTTACGTGCTTTATTTCCATTAAGGAAAATAATTCAGCGCCGGTACTGATAACGGTATTAAGGTGCGGCACTTGCGCCGCCACGTTCATAAGTTGCCCCGGCGAGGTATCAATTAAAATCGCTTTCTGATTATTCGGAAACCACGTTTGAGGATTTGGCTTGAACTTCCCGCTATGCCCTACGATTGCGGAGTATTGCGCCCCCCATCCTCCAAATTCCAAAGAAGGCGGCAATGAGCTATTGAGAAAATAAGATTGCTGGCCTGACTTTAATATCAGTTCCTGCGATTCTTTGCTTTCCTTGCTTTGATATTTTACGGGCAGGTTGCTCATTTATTTGATGTAATAATATTTTGGTTGAGCCACTTTTACAAGTTCAACCCCTGCCTGTGCATCTTCAAAGGTTTTGTACCCTTCACGTAGCTCCCATTTCCATTTGGTAATGATCAGGAACGTAAATAACCAAGCATCTTTGTAGGGATGCCCCGTTTCAACAAAAAACCGGTTGCCGTCAGCATTGGCAACCGGAAATTCTACAATTCTATATCGCATAGTTGTTTGTAAATGGGCGAAGTAATTAATTTTTTTGTATTATGGACATGTTTATATTAGTATTTTTGTGGGATGAATCACCCAAAAAAAGTTGTTGGCTATGGAGCGGGAGTTGATTCAACTGCTATGCTTATTGGATTAACAAAACAGGGCATTATAGTTGACTATATAATATTTTCCGATGTTGGCGCGGAAAAACCCGAAACATACGCTTTCATTCCTAAGTTTTCAAAATGGCTTGTTTCTCATGGTCAACCCGAAATTACCATTGTGAGATACACTAAGGAAGATGGGGAAGAAGAAAATTTAGAACAGGAATTAGAAAGAAGAAAATCATTGCCACCTATTGCCTTTGGTTTCAAAAGCTGTTCTGAAAAATATAAAATACGCCCCCTTAAAAGGTATCTGAAACAGAATGATGCTGAAATGTTCCTGACAGAAGAAAAGCCAATTAAATACATTGGTTTTGATGTTGGCGAACACCGTAGGATGAAACCTGACCCAGACGGATTATTTGAAAATAAATATCCTCTTATTGAATGGCAGTGGAATAGAAAACAATGTATAAAAGTCATTACAGATATAGGTTTATGTCCACCGCCTAAAAGTAGTTGCTTCTTTTGTCCTAATATGAAGAAAGGTGAAATACTTGCATTGCCCGATGATTTAAAAAAGAGGGCAATTAAGATGGAAGAAAATGCAAGGCCTAATATGATTGAATTAAAGGGACTTGGAAGGAGTTACGCATGGAAAGACTTGATTAATGCTGATAAGGAACAGCAAAAACTATTCGATGATTTAGATATGTTTCAACCGCCTTGTGAATGCGTTGATTGATTATATATATTATTTCCTCCCCTCTAAATTCATCAACTCCCTAAACGCCGCAATTCCCCTTCTGCCCCAAGCTGTTTGATCTTTCTCGCAAATCCAGGCATTGCATTGATCACAAAACTTGCAGAGCTTTTCGGTTGTGTCATTGTCGTTCAATCTACAAACATCGCATACTTTTAATTGAGGGAGTGAATCGGAATTGCAGGGTTTGCAGGATTTAAAGGAATCAATCTCCTGCTGGAATGTCGGCTTGCTCATTTGTGAAAAGGTGCTTAAACATTGCTTCAATAAATTTTCCTAAACCACTAATAGAATCGGGCGCATCGTCATGCTTTGATGTTCCGTTTTTCATGTAGGATGTTAGCTGCCTCATGGCTTTATCGTAATCGCCGCCGGCCTCATATTGATCTTTATTTAAAAAATAAAAGTATCGCTTAATGAATCCAGACATTAACAATATTCGCGTATGCTTATTCGTGGTATTATTCACTTTTAAAATCTTTTCTGCATCAACTTCTTTGCGCAAATTCTTTATAAAGATACTTCCCTGATTATTCGCTTCAACGCGGGTATAATTTACTTTTTCACGGCTAATTAAATCAACGCAAAGCGGCTGGGCAATGTCTATATTTTCATTTGTGAATACCCAATCAGTAACAAATATTTTATTTTTAAAAACCTTGCCAAGTGGAAAGGAAAGAAAATCATCCCCTTCGTCTGCGACATCTATATAACCTATTTTAGCTTCGATTCCATCTTCCTTAAAATCATTAAGGTTAAAATATTTGAGTGAGGTTGATGGAAACAAAATACCCTCAAGCTCCGCAGGCGATTGCATATATTCACCATTCCATATTGATGAATCAATGCTGTTTTTTATTTCCCGATATTCAGTCGTCGTTTTAACATCTTCACAAAACGATTCACCGTTTTCATTCAATGCAGGAATGACTATTGATAAATCATATTTGTTTTCTTCGATGCCCTTGCCAATAATATCTTTTGTAGTCCATCGTGTACCTATATCAATTTCGGGACAATGTTTTTCTTTTCTGCTATCATGTGCCGATTCCTTCCATCGTAAAGTTTTATCATTTATGGTTTAGCTTAAAGCATCCTCAAGGGATTTATATAGGTCATCCGTGATCGCGCATCCTGAAGCTCCGAAACCAATTATCGAACCTCCAACCCCGGCCCCAAAGTAACTTACCTGCTTTGCTGTTTTCAATGACCATCCGAAAAGAGCTTGCCGATCTTCGCGCAATTCTATCGAAGGAAAAACATCTTTGAATTTTTCTGATTTAATTATTTCGCGTGTATCATAGCTGAACTTATCATAAAGAACGGCGGCACAAGTATTTCTCATAATACTTTGCTCTGGTCGTTTGCCTAAAAACCATGCTGCATAAAGTGAAATTAAATAAGACTTTCCGGCGCGTGGCGGCAATGAAATTGAAAGGCTTTTTATTTCTGCATCAAATATCTTTTGGCAACCCGTAGCGCAATCTTTTAAAAATGGCCGTCTATTAAAAAAGTCGTGATCGAAGTATAAACAGAAATACCAAAAGTTTCGGCGCGCAAGTTCAATCCGTGCTGCCTGGATTATCTGATTCTTTAATAATGTCTTTGAGCTGATCAATGGTTGCTGATTGTAAAGCTGGCAACAAAGTTAGTTTATCTCCCCCAGTTGTCATATCAACGGATTGTTTTGGCTTGCCGATTGTGCGATCTGCAATTTTTTCAATCACCTCCAAGCCCTTGCCGCTTAAAATTGCTTTTGCAACAGCCCTGAAAAGTGAAGGATAATCTTTGTCAGTTTCAAGGTAAACGTTTTGCTCTTTCCCGTCAATTACCTCTTTAATATAAATTCCCTTATTAGCAATAAGGGCGAGCTTTGCAGTAGGTAAATTTAAAAGGAATAAATATACGTCTGCAATTTGAGAATCCTTAACCTTTTCAAATCCCTCTTTTTCAAGTTCTGTTAAAACATGATGAACTAATTTAGGCGGCCTGCCGTTTGGATTTCCGCTCTCCCCTGGCTTAAATGGCTTTAAATTTTGTTCATTTGCCATATTTAAACCGTTCTCTGTTTTTTCACTGTTTTAATCACATGACAAAGGTACGAATTTTCCTTTATGGATGCGTAGGGCTTGATTGTAAAGGTTTAAATGGAAGAGGTGTGTGTTAGAATAGTTGCCCTGCTTTTACGGCTCAATTTTCAAAAGCCTTTCCGCTATTATCTTCGGGCAACAAACACTTACGGCATTGCCGAGCATTTTATACCGCTGCGTAGACGGAACTTTATGCTTTTCAAATACAATCTCAAACGTGCCTAGCTTTTTATTTATCCATACTTGTTTTTCGTAGATTCCGTATTCAGTCCAATTATTGGGATACCCTTGTAGTCTTTCGCATTCTATTTCTGTCAGGCGGCGGATATTTTTTATAGTTTCTTCTGTTTGGATAGCATGAGTGCCGCAGCTCATATCTGACATAAGTGCTGGTACATGACCATCCGAATGATATATACGGTTTTGCTGATATGGCTGATTGCCCCCGCTTTCTTTGTTGTCCTTATTCACTTGGATTATTTTATTAGATGAATGGCGGGGGGGGGTATTTTCTTCATATTCGATTACCAAATTATCCTTAGCAACACTTGTAATAGTATTAGTAATATTATCTTCATTAATTTCTAAAGTTTGTTGTGTTGGCATTCCGGCTTTTCTTTCGGAGTGATTATTTGGATTTCGCCCTCTCGATGCTCCTATTTTTTTCATATCCCTATCATCTAAAATTAAAACTACCGTTCCTGAATTTAATCTAACCGTTGGGGATATTCCATATATACTAATAACATGAAGAACCGAATACCCCCCCCCTATATTGAACAATCTTACTATCATATTTTTATTTTTGGAACATTGCCACGTCCGGCTGATAATGTTTGACAAATTCCATCTATATTAAAAACTTTTCCATCCTGCGAATTATTCAATTTCATTTCTATCTTCATAGATGACCCTAACTTCTCCCTTATCACCGTTTCTGATTGTTGGAGAGATTGCCCCCCCCCC